GCGCCAGACGCCCACGGGCGCCCCGCCGAACGCCTGAAACTGGCGGATACCCCAGGTTGCCGCCCAGGCTTCCACGCGCTGGCTCGGCGTAATCACGTCATCGCCCATAAAGTCAGCCTGTACCGTGAAGCCCTCCACGGTCTTGTGGTCGCCCACGGCGTGGCCGTCGATGTTCTTTGCGATGTACTTTGCGATGTAGCCCACGGCGGACCCCTTGGCCCGGTCGATCTGCTCGAATCGCACGCGGCGCACCTTGGCGCCCGCCTCCTCGCCGCTGTCGCGCAGCGCATGCGCGCGGATCACCTCGCACACCTCGGCCACGCGGTCGGAGAACAGCAGGCCATGCCAATGCGGACAGCCATCATGGTGCGGCTCGGCCACGCGCATCCCGAAGAACACGATGCCCCGGCGCGCCAGTTCGGCCCGGATGCGCGCCCAGACTTTGCGCAGATATAGCTGCGCGGCGCGCGGGTCCAGGCCCTGCTCATAGTTCGGGTTCGGGCGCCACTTGTGGCCCAGGTTCTTGACAGCGTGGAAGCGGCTCGGGCACGTAATCGTGAACATGACGCCAGCGAAGTCCGCAGCATCGGCCAGATCCTCGCTACCCTTGAGGCGCGTCATCAATTCGCCGCGGCGAAGCGCCTTGTTGGCTACGGACCTTTCCGCCAGTTCGGCCAGCGTGAATTGCTGGCCATGCTCGTTTTCCAGGGACACGGCGGCCAGCGTGGCGGCGTTGCGTCGGTTCTGCGCAACCCGGCGGCGCACCGCGTCATTGCTGGCGTACGGGTCCGAACGGTAATGAACGTAATGGAGCCGGATATTGGAATGTTCCAGGGCGCGGATATGCTTGGTGCGCAGCCGGCGGCGCCACCATAGCTCACAGCGCACGCGCGCCACGCGCTCGGCCGCCTTGGCAAAATCCGGTGCCGCGACGCCCTGGCGCTCACACTCGCGCTCGCAAACCGCCCAGGCTTCGTCCGTGTCCAGGCCGGTCGTTTTCAGCAGCACGTCAGCGGCCACGGCCCGCGCTTTCATGCACACCTCATAGTCGCTGGCGTCCGGGCGCACGGGCAGGCCCGCCGGCGCGTGCTCGGCCATGAATGCCGCCACGGCGCCAGCGGCAGCGCCCAGGTCGAACAGATCCGCCCTGCCCTGCTGCGCGGCGCTGGCGCGCCCCGCCTTGTCCGCCGCCTTGAGCGCCCGGTTGTACCAGCGCATCGGCACGCGCGCCCGCGCTTCCCGAAGTTCGGGCAGCGTGGGCAGTGCGTCGGCGGCGTCGCGGAGATAGCCCCACATGGGTCAATACCAGGCGGGGGTTTTGATGGAGGTTTTGTGGGAGGCCAGTACGGCGCGCGCCCGCTCGAGCGCGGCGGACGCCAGCGCATCGCTATCGGCGGAACGCTGTCCGGCGGTCAGCCGGGGCGCCGGTCGGTGCGACGCGTGCGCGGGTTCGCGCGTGCTGCCCGGCATGTAGGCCACTTCCTCGGTGTAGCTCATAGCCCGTTTGCCTCCGCGAACGCGGCGCACGCGATGTAGACGACGACAGCGAACGCGACCAGGGCCATGTCAGGCCCCCAGCCAGTGGAAGAATCGATCCGCCAGAGCGGCGGCGCGAGAGTGACGGCGGAAGTACGGACCGTCGATAGTGAAGCCGCCCAAGGCGGTGCGATGGATGCCGGCCCGGCGGCGAATTTGTAACTTCACGTGACCACCCCCTCTATCCCTACCCTGTCGGAGAAGGCCCCCAGCCCGGGGGCGGACGTGGCGCCCGCTGGCGGATCAGGCCAGCACTGGCGGGGTAGGCACCAGCCGGCGTCACGTCTGGGCGGAATATAGTTCAAGGCCCCTTAACGCGTCAAGGAGCGTTAAACGTTGTAACCCTATCAACGTTGCATGTTCTGGGACTCTTGACTAATCTTCGTTCCGGGTAGAACCACAGAGGGGTAGTGATGAAAACGACAGTTGAATTTCTCGACGCGGTGAGCGCCAAGTTGGGCGGCGCGTCGGATTACGCGATTGCGAAGGAACTCGGCGTGACACGCTCGGCGGTCAGCCGCTATCGCAACGGTCATGGCGGCTTCGATGATGAAACCGCCGTGAAAGTGGCGCGGGTGCTGGATATTGATCCGGGCGCCGTGCTGACGGCCGCCCACGCGGAACGCTCAAAGAGCCCCGAAATTCGCCGCATGTGGGCGTCGCTGGCTGACCGATTTTCGCTAAATTTTGAAGCCCTGCTGAGCCCCATGGGACAGCGCTGGAGCCCCGCTCTCGCGTAGTTCAGCAGGTAGTCCCCGTAACACTCTGCGTATTATGTTAAATGAGTGCTACGGGGCTGCAAGCCAATACTGACGCGGCATTCCGGGCTATTTACCCCTCACGTGGGGAAAACATCCGAAGTGTGGCGCGCGTTAGACAAAAGCCCCGGCGTTAGACCGGGGCTTTTTTCAGGGTCCATAACTATGCTTGCGCAACACGCCAATCCCCGCGAATTCCAACACTATGCGTCCGGCCTGCCGACCGCCGCACTTGCCCGATATCTCCGCTGTTCCATCGCCACCGCGCGCGCCTGGGCCTCAGGCAAACGACCGCCGCCATGGTGGGCCGTCGCCGTCCTGCGGCTGGATGCGCTCGAGCGCGAGGAAATGGCACGGCAGATGGGCTATGCCCGGATGCTGCCGCGCCTCGGTATCGTCCGGGGCGAAGTCATCGACTTCCAGAGGCGCCCCGGGACGCGAACACACCAAGCACCGGCGTGTCAGTCTGAAGATAGCCAGACGTCGATTTCCCTAAGCTACGCCTGACCTCGATTGCCTCTGCCCGGAAGCATGTTCGGGTCCGATAGCATGGAGTGTCATCACCGGGAAGCGGCGACGGCATTGCCGCCGCTTCCGCTTCAGTCGCCGCCCTGGCATCCGCCGCGCTGTTTGCAGCTAGAGCGACCATGTGAGCAACCTTTGCGGCTGCCCCTACCGCATCGGCATTGGGGTTCTTCTTTGCTAGTTCAGCGGCCCCCTTTGCTACCTGCTGCATGTCCGCCTCAGTCCCCTTGTACCGTACGCTGCCGCACCCGGCCAGCGCCACCACCAGCACAACCCCAAGAGCCCGCATATCGCTTTCCCGTTGTTATTGGCGCCAGTGTAACGAAAAAGCCCCCGCTGGTCCGGGGGCTTGCTCTCAGCGCTTGCGCTTGCGGAATTGGCCGTTGGCCTTGCGCGGCGGCGTCCGGCGTGCCGGCTTGCGTTTCTTCGTTGCCATGATTTCTCCTTGTATCACCACAAAACGCGGCCCTGCGGGTCTTTCAGTGTGATAGCCCCTTGGTCCGCAACCCACGATTTCAGTCCCGGAAAACGCGACAGGATGACGGCGGCGCAGATCACACCCCCGATCACAATCAGCGTCTCCCGCCCGATTTCCATCGGCGTCGGAATCCACCCTCGCCCGCTCATTCCCCGATTCCCATTTTTGCCTCGATCCGCGCGAGGCGGGTTTCCAGGCGGACCACGTAGCGAAAGCCGAACAGCGGCACGCCCAACAGATTGAGGACGCCACAGGCCAGCGCCACGCCTTCCGCCAGCCCCATCACTCGCCCCGCGATTCCGGCAGGAACACCGCCACCGCGCCGGCCAGCGCCACGCCCGCGCCCTCAATGGCGTGCAGCTTGCCGGGGTCGATCCCGAAGAACGCGCCCAGGCACGTGATGGCCGCCCAGGTGGACGGCTCCCGCAGTCGTTGCAACAGAAATTTCAATTGGCTCTCCTGATACGTGGATACACAAAGGCCGCGCCGCCACTGTTTTCCGTGACAGTCCAGGCGTTGACAGGACGCGGCGCATACGTGCCGGTGTAGGCGTCCATGGAATAGTCCGGCTGCAAGTCGCTGCTCACCAGACTGGAAAGGAAGTTGCTCGCCGGACAGGCGAACGACGCATCCCAGGTACGGCCCTCGGCCAGCGCGCGCTCGCACTCGGTCATGTCGGTCCGGGGAATTCCCAGGACGTCACCCACGCCCAACACCGCCCCCGCCGCCGCATCCCCCACCGCGCCCACCAGTGCGCTGGCTGCACCCGCAGCCGCACCCTGTAGCCCGCCGTTTTTTTTTAGGACATAGGCGATTGCCGCCACAGCGGCGGCGGCCAGCGCCAGCTTTACGGGGGTGTCGCTCATGGTCAGCCGCCCGTGAAGCCCGTGAATGTGGAACTGAGCCAGTTGCCAAGGCTCGGCGATTCCACGCCCCCGCCGTAGGTGTAGGCGCCATTCATGCCCCCTAGCTCGGCAGGCG